CGGTGCCCTGCGTGAGCCCCTCAGCCTCGACGACCGTCAGCCCCCACATGCGGGCGGGACCGATGTCGCTCGGGGCACCCCAGATGTAGACGCCGTCGACGGTCTTGAGGAGGCGGACCTCCTGCCAGTCGAGCGGGTTCATGTACATGACGTTCGCGATGCCGCCGCCGTTGCCCGCGCCGGTCAGTCGCACCTTCGTCATCGCCTTGTACATGGCGTCGGGGATCGGGTCGCCCGTGCCGTCCTGCGTCTGGATGCCGGAGCGGTCCAGCAGGCCGGAGAGGTTCGGGCTGGTGCCGTTGCCGACGAGGATCTGCGTGTCCAGGCGCTGGCGGACCATGAAGGTCAGCCGGTTGGTGATGTACCCCTGGACCTGCGAGACGTCCTCCAGCTGCTCGTCCGTGACCGGGATCCAGACGGCGATCTTCTGGACCGGGTCGCTGCGCTCGGTGAGCGCCAGAGCGGCTTCGGGCTTCGTCCCACCCTCGGCCACCTCGGCGGCGGCGTTCGTGAAGGTGGTCTCCTCCATGTACTTGATGGCCACCTGGTTGGTGGTCGTGGAGGGGATCGTGTCGGTCACCTGCACCGGACGCGTGACGTAGTCGACCAGCCGCGGGCCGCGAGTGGTCTCGGGAGCCCACCCGGCCGACGTGGTCATCAGTGTCTTCATCTCGACGTCGGGCAGGTCGATCTGGATGTTCGACTTGTCCTTCGCCTCGGTGTACTGACGGCTCTCGACGAAGAGCTCACCCAGGGTCTTGGTCTGGGGCTGCTCCTTGGCACCGCCCTTGCCACCGGGGTGGCGGATCGTTGCCTCGTCGTCGTCGCGCTCCTTGCGGCGCTCGCTCTCCTCCTGCGCCCGGATCGCGTCGACGAGCCGCTCGACGTCCTTGGTCTTCTCCGTGATCTCCTCGTTGAGCGAGCGGATCGCGTCGACCTTGGCGCCGGTGTCGCCTTCGATCTCGGTGACCTTGGACATGTCCAGGTCGCTGCCGGCCTGCTCGAAGATCTTGCCGAGCGTGGCCTGCTTCTGCTCGAGGACGCCGCGGGCGTCGACGAGATCGGTCTTGAGTCCCATCGCCTAACCACCTCCTAGTGGGATGCCGTGGATCGCGGCGATGGCTCTGAGCGATCCGTCACGGCGCTCTGCTTCCAGGGTCTCGGCGTCCTTCCTACGAACAGCCTCGACCACGTGCTCCGGGAGCGACAGCCCCCGATCGAGCAGCGCCTTGCAGGCTTCGAGCGCCTGCTCCGCGAGTTCCTCGTCGCTGAGGTCCTTGACCTGCTTGGCCTTCGCGACGACTGTGTGCGTCCCGACGCCCGCTCCGAGTAGTACGGGGCTGACCTCGTGGACCTTGAGCTCCTCGAGGAACCTGACGGACTTGCCGTCGTGCTCGCCCTCGGAGGACTTGATGATGTCGAAGCCGTACGACCACTCGCCGAGGTCGCCCATCGCCTTGACGGTCTCGAACGTGTCGCGACCGGGCGTGGTGCCCATGAAGAACTGACCGGCGAACGTCGCCTTGGAGTCGTCGGAGGTGATGCTCCCGCGACCCACTGGCAACGCCCCACCCCAGCTGGCGTGGTTGTAAGCGGAGACCCTGACTGGCGCGTCCTGCTCGAAGGCTCCCTTGCGGGTGACGTCGTTGTCGTGGTCGATGACGTCGAAGGTGGAGAACACAGCCTCCACGTATCCGGCGTCGCCTTCCGCTTTGACTTCGCTGAGTGCCTTGATGGCCATGGATCTCCTCAGCTTGTGACTGGCGCGAACGAGAGCGTCCCGTTGGGATGCTCAAGGTCGAGTTCCACGTCTGCCTCGTCGAACGTGAAGGTCACGCCGTCACGTGCGAGGCATTCCTCGTCGGTTTCGCCCGACCCTTGCGAGTCGAACGCCAACAGCCCCGTGACAACCGGGGACTCTCGGTACGCCCGCATGCTGCTGATGTTCTGGGCGTACTTGGTCTCGGTGCGTGCGATCAGCTGGGACCGGTAGAATGGTCCGGCGTTGGTGAACCGCCCGGCGGGCACGAGCTCGCGGATGCGCCGGGCGACAGCGACCGGACCCTCCCCGAGCTCACGCCCCTCCAGCAGCGCACGGAAGATGGCGTCGCGCGTGCTCTTGCGGATGTCGATCAGGCCAGCCCGCTTGCCGCCGGTCGCGATGATCTTCCGCATGGCCGGGTCCTCGAGGTTGACCCCGAGGTCGGAGTTGGAGTTGATCGTCTCGATGGTGTCGGAGGCGACCTTCTGGTACTGGCGCTCGTTCTGAGTCTTCAGGCTCAGGTCGCCGAGCTCTCCCATGATCCTGTTGGCCATGGCGGCGTCCTCGTCAGCCTTCATCTTCGGCAGCCCCATGTACACGTCGGCCGCTCGGTCACCGAGCTCAGCGAACCAGGTGACGAGCTCGCCCGTGTAGGAGCCAGCCAACGCGATCTCTCGCTCCCGCAAGCGCCGGGCCAGGCGCTGCTGCTGCTGGGTGGCCTTGGTCGTCTTGCGCCCGCGAACGAGCGCGAGGGGCTGCTGCTGGACCTCTTCGTTGAGATCGGTGAGGGTCTCGGGCTCCTCGCGCTCTGCGGGGTTCTCCGGGACTTCCACGACCGAGAAGGGACGGAGGTACACCTCGTGCTCGGGACCGGCTTCCCGGCCCGTCTCGCGCAGGTACGTGGCGAGCGTGATCGCTCCCGCCTTGAGCTCGTTCAGCTTGCGCTCGACGATCTTGGCCTCGTCCTCCTGGAGCACCCTGACCTCGGTGAGGTCGAAGCGGCAGCGCCAGTCCGAGGTGTCGTCGCCCACGAAGTCGCCGAGCAGCTGGTTGCCGAGGTCGGCGGCGATGGTCCGCTGAAGCGGGATGATGCCAGACTCGTACGCCATCTCTCGCGCCTCGGCGAAGTTGGCGAAGGTGCTGCGGTCCAGGCCTGCGCCCAGCCCCGCGACGATGGCCGGCACGCCCAGCACCGCGCTCACCCGCTCCTCCGGCAACCGGCGTAGGGTCCGCACGTCCATCTGCTGGGGCGTGAACCCGAACTGCTGGACCCGCGTGGCAGCCCCCGCGACCAGCGGTCGCCCGCGACGGGTTCCCCGGAACTTCTCGAAGATCTTCTTCTCAGTCGCCTCCAGGTCGCCGTCGTCCGGCGCGACCGCGTCGCCGTCGGGGCTGATGACCAGCCCGGGCACGCCCATGTTCCGCAGCAGGCTGCTGGCGAACACGGCTGCCTCGTCGTCCGAGAACACCTCACGGATGACGGAGTACAGCGGGCTCTGGCCCTTGCGAATGTTGGCCGGGTTGACGCCCCAGCGAAAGTGGATGACGTCGGTGGTCTCGAGCCGGGTCGGCCCGGGCAAGCCTGGGTTGTACTCGTAGTGGCTGATGAACTCCTTGCCGTCCAGCGGCCACTTCGGCTCCATGGTCCACGGCGGTGCCCACCAGAGCTCGGTCGGCTTCAGCGCCCGGTCGGTCAGCTTGATCAGATAACCGTTGCCGTCGGTGACGAGGCTCATGATCGTCGCCCACCACAGCTGCTCGCCAGACCAGAACGGGTTCGGCCGAGCGATCAGCATCGCCAGGTCGTGCTTGACCTGGACGTCCCACTCGTCCCCGTTCCGCTTATCGACGACCAGCGGTGCCTCGGGGAAGGTCCGACACAGCCACTGAAGCGGGGCCATGACGACCGACGAGCCGGTACCGTCGCCCACCTCTCGGAAGGCTTCGGCGTTGATCGGGTTCAGGTACGAGAGGAAGTGTGGCTGCGCCGGGTAGGTGACCCGGAATGCCTTCGTCATCCTGCGCCAGACGCTCATGCGACGCTCCAGTTCTTCTTGGTCCGTCCGCCGTAGAAGGCGAGCAGCGCCGCGTCTGCCTTATCGGGGCTGTTGCCGATCCTGGCGATGGTGTCCTCCTTCGGCTCAACCTTGATGCGTCTGCTGGAGTCGTACTCGTACTTCGGTGCGGTCAGCTGTGCGATGAAGTCGTCGGACATGGCGCTCAGGTCCCAGCCGCCGTCCTCGCTGAGCTCGCGGCCGAGCTCCCACCACAGCTGATCCCTCAGCCGCGGGTAGCGGGCGGGGTTGTCCGACTTCTCGCCGACGTGGACCGGCGTGATGCGGTACTTGCCCGCGGCCAGCCGCTTCAGCTGGTCGGCGACGCCCTTGCCGATGCCGATGGTGTCGATCTTGAGGTTCTCGATCCCCAGCCGCATGCAGGTGGAGTGCGCTCGGTCGGCCGTCGCCATGGTGTCGGGGTTGCGGTCCGACCAGTGCTCGATCAGCTTGTTGCCCAGCCGCTGCATGAACACACTCTCGTCGCCGCCAGCACCGACGTCCAGGCCACCTTCGTTGGGGAGGACGGCGGGGTCCTCCCACGGCATGTTCTTGCATCGGAACGCCCAGCTGCCGGGCACCACCGCGTCCTGCGCGTCGGCGGGGAACTCGCCCAGTACCTTCGAGATGAACACCGGGCTCTGCTCGCCCCAGCGTGAGCGCCGCTCGTCGACCCAGACTTTGGAGATCAGCGCCTTGCCGACCTCGGGCGCGACCGGCTCGCCAGTGAAGTTGGGCGTGTCGGCGTACCCGATGTGGATCGAGTTCCAGCCACTACCGGGCTTGCACACCTCTGCGAAGTGTGAGGAGGGGTCGTCCGGGTTCCCGATCGCGAGCACCCGCGCGTCCTCATTGGTCGCGAGTGAGTCAGCCGCGTCGAACAGCGCCTTGTTCACGCCGCATGCCTCGTCGATGACGATCATCACCTTGGCTGCGTGGATGCCCTGGAAGGCTGCCTGGTTGTAGTCGGCAGGCTTGCGCCCGTAGGCCACGAGCTCGCGGCCGATGTACCACTGACAGTCCAGGGTGATGCGTCCTCTGAGAGGTCGGCCGCGGTCCTCAGCCCGGGTGTGCGCCTTGCCGATCTCGCGCCAGAGGATCGCCTGCACCTGAGGGTAGGTCGGCGCAGTGGTGACGACGAACGCCTCGCCCGGCCGGTGAACGTCCAGCCACCAGCACACAGCCCGGCTCGCAACCCAGGACTTCCCAGTGTCGTGGCAGGAGCGCACGGCGGTGTAGCGGTTGTGCACGATGCTGCGGTTGATCTCCTGCTGCTTGGTCCAGGCTGCTTCGCCGAGACGGTCGCTCAGCCAGCCGTTCGGGTCCATCTGGTACGGGTGATCAACCAGCCCGGAGGCACGCAGCGCCGCTTCAGCGTATGACGGCGGGATGACAGTACGGGGCTTCGACAGAGCGATGGCCGGGTACCACTTCTCCCGACCACCACGACCCCGCGTGTGCTCGCGCACCGCCATCAGGTGAGCCTCAGCAGGATGAGAACCAGGATCACGATCGCCAGGATGGCTACCACTGCTGACAGGTAGCGCATTAGACGATTTCCCTCTGCGGTGCGGAGATCGTGTGGATTTTGTGGAGGCGGGTGCCTCCCTCTCTCCCACATCTCATTAGAGATTCCAAAGTCGACCGGGTGGGTCGAGTCGTCGACGAGACGACTGAGTCGATCATCGTCGTCACGCCCCACCCTCCAACAGCAGCAGCTGCTGCCGCACCACCTCGGGCGCGCGCTGCATCTGCCCGGGCGTGAGCTCGAGCTCGTCCAGGACACCCCTGATCAGTCGGCCCATCAGGTCGCCCCACTGCTCAGCCATGCGGACGCGGCGCTCCTCGAGACCGAGACTCAATGCTTGAGTGCTGTACTTCATCAGACGATCCGTCGCAGCCTGCCTCGCCCTGATGTACACGTTGAGCTCGACCCGAGTGCTCTCGGTCCGGCTGCTCGCGCTCCCCTCCACAGTGGAGTAGGACTTGCTCGTGGTCACCTCTCGTACCACGACCTCGTCGGGTGTCAAGCGACGGACCATCTCGTCGAACCAGAACACTTCGCCTGAGGCGATGCGGATGCAGAGGAGGACAGCCTCAGCCGGGTCGATGTCCACCCACGCGCCGTACTGCTCGTGTGCCTCAGCCCGTACAGCGTGGAGCTCGGACTGGGGAGTCGCGCCCCCGTGGGAGGAGCAGGCACCTGATCCAACGTGGTTCGTTCCTTGGCCAGCCGCCCTCCTACACCGCCCTCCACCACGGGTTGGCCTCCCGCACAGGAGGTACGGATCACGTCCACCGGATGGGCTGGGGCGGGCCACTCCCCAACCGTACGGCGTCCCCTGCTTATCCGCTACTTCAGGCCAGGAGCAGGGCTTTTCCTCAGCACCCGAAGATGATGCACCCACACACGCCAGGCATCCCGGGCATGCTCCTTCCCGCGCACCCAGAGCCCGTACTCGCGCAGGCGTGCGTCCGTACGCGCACGAGAGCCGAACGCCCCGACCGGATACCACACCGGCCGGACCCTGGGCCCCTCCTCACCCCAGTACGAGAAGTCACCAAGCAACGCACGGTCATAGGCAATCCCCGCGATCATCCCTTGCACGTACCACCCGATCCTCGCAGGCGCAATCCCCGTCACCCCAGTCGACCCCATTGAGTGCAGAATGAAGTCCTCCATGACGAAGTACCTCTCCGGCATCCCAATCCACTCACGGCAGTACTGAAGGTACAGGTACACGATCTCCCTTGCCATCCTGGCGTGGTCACACACCCCATCCTCGCCAAAGAACGGCTCGATCTCTCCCTCCCGTCGACGCACCATCCCGCCCACCAAATCACCAACCCCCACCTCATCATCGACCTGGACCATCCCCGAACACCAACCCGTCGTCTCCCCCGGGTCCACCGCCAGAATGCACACCCACCTACCCACACCCACCTCCTTTACCGGCTAATCTTTATGTTCAGGCCATCCATCAGAATCCCTCCATTAGCAGGCGAAAGCGATTTGATGGCGTCTGAGGGTAGTTACACCTCCGAACATCAAATCGCCCCAGAAGCCCTCCCACCCCGCTTATCGACGAAATGGCGATCTGAGCACGATCGGCGATTGAAGACGCCTTCGAATAAGCAATCCGAATGACATCCATAAGACCGCCACCTCCCTACGCGCGTGCGCCTGCCTGCGAGGCCAGCCAACTATTGGGGCGATTTTCTCGTGGCCGCGATCCCACGCACGTATACGCGAGCACGAAGCCAGCACCCCGACGGACCCGCCTCGCATGTGTGCGCTCACGCGGGCGACGCGTCGACCGGTTCGGCGCACCACCACTCCCTCAGACGCCACAGCCTCTTCACCTCAGCCACGTACCTGACGTAGATGAACCTCTGCGCCTTCGGACCGAGCACCTGCTGCGCGGCGTTCATGTGCTGCGTTGCTTCAGCCACCACGATCTCGCATCTCTCATCCAACCACTTCGGCCACAGCAACGTCGCAGCCTGAGACCGGTAGTCCGCATCGTCATCCATCCACGACGAGTCAATCTCCGGTTGCCAACCCTCAGCCCCGCCCTGCCAGTGCCCCACGCCCTGGCGCATCGCCCACATCGCCTTCGCGCACATGCGCTTGTCCCGCCCCATCGCACGATCGTCATCGATCCGCCTCGGCCAGTCCCGCGCAATGCGCACCACGCCATGCCAGCACGCCAACCGGTCACACGCCACCGCCGCAGCCACTCCCACCTCCCACACACCCGAATCATTCCCCCAGATCATCATCTGGGAGTCCGCAACGCCCAGGAGCGCCTCCAGAGCCCCGAGATACCCTTTCAGGCCCACCGCTACCCCTCCCGTCATCTCTTCGCCTCCAGAGCCCGCTCCTGGCCCTGCACGGCAACCTTAGCAGGCGCCACCCTACCCGCCTCGCGCCGATCGGGGTACCGGGACAAGCACAGCTGCTCATCCCGGCACCACCACCGGCCCGACGCGCCAAGCCAGAGAAGGTGATCCACCGACTCCACCCAGCACATCGAACAACACGCCATGCCTCCTCCTTATTCGAATCGTGCGTAGCTCTTCAACCCACCGTGGCCGACCCTGCAAGAGATCAGCCCCAGCTGCTTCAGTCGCGACAGCGCCGACCCCACCTGCCCGTCCTTCAAGAAGCGGGCACCATTCGTGTTGCAGACAGCCGCCCAGTCCTGGACCGTCAGCCACTCATCCTGGCGTCGGCCCATGGTCTCCCAGACCTGCTCTGTGATCGAGCCAGCCTGAGGCTTGAACGACCTGGCATTGATCATCCGCTTCGCCTTCGCAGCCGAAGCGCGGGGGCGAGTGGTGAGCTCGTTGAACAGGCTCGCGATCTCCTCGCGGACGATCTGGCGAACCATCTCCTCCATACTATCCACAACCCCCCTCCTAGCAGAAGCCCTCGGTCGCCCAGGCAGCCCGACCTTGCAGCCGGTAGATCATCCAGGCGATCCGGGGGTGATGGTAGGGACCGGTCATGATCTCGGCCTTACGCACCGTCCAAAAGTCCTCACGGTACGTCCCGCCGAACTCGTAGACCACAACCCAGGCCGGGCGTCCTTGCACCGGCCCGAGCACGGCGTTACCCGGCGGGAGCCCCACCTGCGAGTACCTGGCTCCGCCGAACATCACATCCCAGTGCGTGGTGCCACCCTCCTTGGGCATCACGCACGAGAGGAACTGCTGAACCGGCTGAGGCACGTCGGCGCAACCCCACACCACGCGAGACGTACCCAGCACTCCCCGCGACGCCGCACGGTGCTCGATCGCGAACTGCGAGCACTTGTGCGTGTTGGCGTAGCGAGACGAGACTCTCCGACCCAGCTTCGGCCCCACGCTGGTGGGCATGGGGCGAAGGTCTCTGGCAGCCAGCGGATGCGACAGCCGGAACAGGTCAGGGTAGATGCGCCGGATGGCCCCCACCCGCACAAGGGCGGGCGGGAGCTCGGCGTGAACGACGAGCGCGATGGCTCAGTCCTCCAGTCGGGTGACGGCCACGCGGTCGATGTGGCCACACGAGTTCACCACGACGGCCTCGGTGCGGAAGAACCGCTTGAAGGCTCGCGCCGGGTGCTGGAACCGGAACGTCTTAGTGTACGTCTTCTGCGGCTTGAGCTCGCGGATCTGGAAGCCGATGGCCTGCCCGGCACGCTCGCCGTTGCGGATGAAGTACGCCAGCGACGGACGGTTGGTGAAGCGGAGCGAGAGCACCGCTCGGTGGATGGTCGCCCCGGTGTTCTTGAACACCACGCGGCCGGTGTAGAACTCCGGACCGCCCAGCGACACCGCGAGCGTGTGGTTAGGGACAAACAGCTTCAGCTGCCCAACCATCTTGCAGGGCTGCCGCGGGGGAAGGTCCGGCGGCGGAAGCTTCGGCTTCGGCGGCGGCGGCACCACGACGGTGCGCGGCGTCGGCTGAGGCTGAGGCTCCGGCCCGGGCGGCGGCGGTGGCGGCGGAAGCACGACCGGCGGCTGGCAGTCCTTGTACATCGAGGACTCCGAACGCTGGCCTCCCGAGCCGGTCACCACGACGCGGATGTTCGTGTCGTCCGGGGCGGCGATCTGGTAGACGCCGTTGCCCGGGTACTGGTTGACGGACACCTGCTGGTTGTTGGAGTAGAGCGTGGCCGTTGCCCCGCCCTGCCAGTGGGTCAGGGTGAGCTCGATCTTCGACGGGTCCTGCACGTAGCAGGCGATCGCCGAGTCGTTGGCCGATGCCTGGCTCGCGAGCCCGGCGGTGGTGAGCGCGGCGACACCCAGTGCAGCCGCGAAGGTCCTCTTCTTCATCGGTCCTCCTAACAGGGGATTAGGTCAGGCTGTCGTAGAGCGCCTGACGCTCTGGCGGCGGCAAGGTCAGCGCAGCCACCAGCCACTCTCGCCCAGCGCGTGTGCGCCAGGACTCTCCGGTTGCCTTCTTGGCACGTGCGTTCCACTGGATCACACCGGCGTCGTACGCCGTGCTGAGACCTTCCCACTCAGGGTCGATCCTGCGACCAGTGAGGTACTTCCACCACCGGGGCATCATCGCCCGAGCGATGGCCTGTACCAGAGCCTCCTCGTACTTGAGGAGCCAAGCCTCGTTGGTCAGCTGAGCGTCGTACTTGTAGACGATGCGCCAGTTGTACTGCTCGTCCTGCACGAACTGTCCGTCGACGCCATGCCAACGCCAGAAGCTTGCGTAGTGCAGGTCCTCGTGCAGGATGTCTCGTGCCTGGTCGCGCGGATCAGCCTGGCGGACAACCAGGATGTTCTCTGACCCGGCTGCGGCTCTCGCCTCCAGGGCGGGGTCGTAACGGTTCGGGATGTGGTCGACGAACTTGATCGGCTTGGCCAACGATGCGTCGACCCCGTACCGGGCGAGGAACGTCGGGCCATCCGACATGGTGGCAGCCTGGCCCTTACCCGCGAATGCGAGCAGGAGACACAGACCTCCAACGATGATCCATCTGGCGCCGCGTCCCATCATGTTCTCCTAGCGTTGACTAGCGTGCGGGCGCACTATAGCGCACGTGCGCTTACGCGCAACTTACGCCGCCAGCGCCGCGTCGCGGGTGTCCTTGACTCGGTCGCTCCTGACCTCGACGTGAGCCCCGGGTGCCATGTACCATGGCGCTCGCATCCGGGCGTCGTTGTCCTTGTGGTGCTTGACCGCGGTGTCGCGGACGTACCCTCTAGTCCCGTCCTCGAGCACCACGTAGAACAGCCGGGTGTTGGCTGCTCCGTGCACCGATCTGATCTCGCCGTTGGTCCACACGATCGTCATCCCTACCTCCTAGCTGCACACAGCCGACCACGGAGTGCGGTCAGCTTCGGCGTTCCCCCAACCGTTCATCGCTGTGAGAGTGCCAGCGTATGCCAGCCGCCACAGCACCTTGCGCCTGCGAGGGATGCCCGCAATCTTGCACGGCCGCAAGATCCCCCTGGTGTAGGTGAACCCGTTCTTCACCGGGAAGGGCTCGAAGTACCTGTCAGGCAGAGCGCCAACCACGCCGCTGGGCAGCTGGTACTCGAAGCGCAGGGTCATCGAAAGCTTCAGGCCACGTGCGTTGCCCCAGACCTTCCAGGAGACTGATCCGAGGATGCCGTCACCGACCCGGGTGACGCCATGCTGAACTGGCTCAGCGAACGAGCGACGAACAGCCCCGTCAGCCTTCTCGATGCCAGTCGCCACGCCGCCCACGATCGCGAGCGACGCAACGATGGCGACGAACTTCCTCATTCCTACCTCCTCGCTGCCGCTGGGTCGAGTGCCCACTCGGCGTCGTTGATCTCGTCCCACCGACCCTCGCGCACCCGACGCCGGATCTTGCAGTCCCGGTCGAAGGTTGCCTCGAAGGGACAGTGCCCCAGCCGATAGCACACCGGCTTGAAGGCACGCTCGGTGATGACCCGCCACTGCCACTCCGGCTCCTGTGCCCGGAGCTCGTTGACGATCATGGCGAAGACGATCCGCCACACGTACTGCGCCTGAGTGCACAGCCGGTTGCCCGCGTGCTCGAGCAGAGCTCGCATGTTGGTCACGTAGTGGACCCTGGTCGGTACGGCGTGAGGCAGCAGCCCGCGTGCCTCCTCGGCGGGCACCCCATTGTTCACCAGGAAGTCGTAGGCCTGCTGGATCGCCAGGATCGCGGCGTTCCAAGACTCGGCCTCAGCCGATCCGCTCCGGATGCTGACCGGAAGCTGCACCTTGTCGGCGAGCTCACCCACCACCGCGAAGCGCATGCTCTCCTGAGCGTAGGTCGCGGTGCGCTGACGGACCAGCTGGTGGGTGAAGGCACGGTCAACTCCCTCGATGAAGAAGTGCATCTGGATGGCTTCGAGCGGAGCCTGGAGGTGGGCGTTCATCATGTCCTCCCAGGCCTCCATCCTCTCGACGTGGCTGATCTCTCTGAGGGAGTAGGTTGGCTTGCCGCCGTACATCCTACGCATGGCCGCAACCCCGCCCAGCGGATCGATCGGGACCTGCAACGCCCGGACGGTGATGCCCGGACCCTGAAGCGGGGCTGCCTCGTACTGCTGGCTGTCGCCCCAGCGTGTGAGCTCGCCGCTCATCTCGGCAGCCGCGGCTCAGGGACCGCGATGACCAGACCCTGGAGCGCCCGGCCCATCCGGTCAGCGGTGAGCAGGTCCATGGGCACCGTCACCGAGATCTTGGACTCGGGGTCGGTGAACTTCAGCGCCCGCATGACGGTGCCGTCGGGCTGCTGCGCCTCCATGGTCTGCACCTGCACGTTCACCATCGTGATGTCGATCACTAGTCCTCCTCTGGATCGATGACGATCATCTTGTCCACGTACACCTCTCGTGCTGTCCGGAAGCCCGGCTTGGTGCCGTGGATCAGGAGCACGTCGTGGCCTAGCTTGATGTTCCAGATCTGGTTCCGGAACCTGGGGTAGATGAACCTGTTGAAGCGGAGGTTGACGAGCTCAGTGCCGTCGTACCCTGCGACCATCATGAACTCGTTGAGGTCAGGTCGCTTGATCTCCTCAGGCTTGAGCTCGACGCCGGTCCTTGCTCGGTTGCTCTCGAAGATGTCGCGGAGGTTGAGGTGCACCCCGACCCCCACCCAGGTGATCTCGGTGTCGCGGCCGGACTCGTACGGGATCTGCTGGCTGGTGTGGGTTGGCTTCATCAGCCCGGCCTTCTTGATGAACTCCTTGGCTGTCTCCAGCTTGCGGTCAAGGGCGAAGATCTCGAACGGGTCCTCAGCCTCGCTGAACTCCTGCATCGCGAGCACCGTCTTGGGACCGATGCCCTTGACGTGGAGGTAGTCGTTCCACCCGTCGACCCCGCCCGATGCCTCGCGGAAGTCGAGCATGGCCTGGCCGCTCTTCTCACCGACGCCCGGGATCTGAGTCAGCCCGGCCCGGAGCGAGCCGCGCTTGGCTGGTGCCCAGGTCAGGCCTGACCGCTTCGGGTGGGGAGCCAGGATGCGGATGCCCCTGAGCGCGGCGTCGCGGCGGAGCATCGCATGGCGTCCCATGCTCACGCCCGCGCTACCCCGACCGCTCGTCATGTCAGGCATCTTCGAGAGCGCGGCGGCGTAGAACACAGCGGGGTGGTGTCGCTTGAACCACATGGTCCACCAGGCAATCATCCCGTACGAGGTTGAGTGCGCGGCGTTGAAGGCATAGGCACCGGCCGTGATGCACAGACCCCAGATTTTCTTGGCCGTCTTCTCATCGAGCCCGCGCTCCTGAGCGCCAGCCCAGAACCTCTCCCACTGCCGGTTGAACTCAGCCTCGCCGTGCTTCTTCGACATGATGCGACGGATGTATGCCGCGGCGGTCCAGTCGAAGCCACCCACCTCACGGACGATGCGGAGGATCTGCTCCTGGTACACGATCTGGAAGTTGGTACCGGCGGTGATGCTGTCGAGCAGAGGGTGGATGAGCTCGGGCTTGCGGGTGCCCCGCTTGATGTCGATGTAGGCATTGGCTGCCCCGTTGTGGAGTGGACCCGGGCGGCTCAGTGCGTTGACGTCGCAGACCTCCTTGAAGCTGTCAGGCTGGAGGCTGCCGCACACCGAGCGGGTCGCCCTGCCCTCGAACTGGAACACACCGACCACGTCGTTCTCGCGGAAGCCCTGAACCGTCACCTCGTCCTCGAGCGGGATGGCGTAGAGGTCCTCGACCTTCATGTTCAGCTGACGGCAGGCCTCAGCCAGCATCGCCATGGTCGACAGGCCGAGGTAGTCCAGCTTCAGCAAGCCCTGCCGCTCGGCGTCGTACTTGTCCATCGACACGACCTCGATGTCGTGCCCGTTCACCGTCCGCTGTAGCACCGCGGTCACGTCGGTGATCGGTCCGTTCGACACGACCAGCCCGGCGGCGTGCACCCCGAACTGCTTGACGTTCCCCTCCAGGTCCATCGCCTTGGTGATGTCCGGGTAGCGGGTCAGCACTTCGCCCGCCTCCTCGAACTGACCGACGGTGTCCTCGATGGTGGCCGACGCCCGCAGGTCACCCGAGCTCCGTTCGAGCAGCAGGTCCTTGATCGTCTTCACCTCGTACTCAGGGATCCGGAACACGCGGGCCACGTCGTCGAGCGCCAGCTTGGACTTGTAGTAGGCGAAGGTGCCGATGTTGTTGACGTGCCCCTCGCCGTACTTGGACACCAGGTAGTCGCGCACCTCGTGGCGGCGGTCGCTGTCGAAGTCAAGGTCGATGTCCGGCAGGTCCTCACGCGACACGTCGATGAACCGCTCGAACACTAGGTCAGGGAACAGCATCGGGTTGACCTCGGTGATGCGCAGCAGCCAACAGACGATCGACGCCGCCGCGCTACCCCGGGCCGGGCCGACCGCGATCTGGTTGTCCTTCGCCCACTGAACGGAGTCAGCCACCACGAGGAAGTAGTCCGTGAAGTCCTTGCCTTCCATGACTTCGAGTTCCTTGTCAAGCTGATCCTGGTACCGGCGTCGCTCCTTGGCCGGCAAGTCATCGCAGCGCCGGTACTCCCACCCGCGCTTGATCATCTTGCGCCAGTAGCGGTGCCGGTCGGTCTCACCAGGAGGCAGCGGGAAGCGAACCATCGGAAGCTTCGGCAGAGTGACGTTGCAGTCCTGCGCCAGCGACTCGGTGTTATACACAGCTTCCAGCGCCTGCGCCTTGGTCAGACCGGTGGCCCGCAGCCGCCGGTAGATGGAGCGATCGTTCGGCGGTGGGCAGAGCGGGACGTCGTACCCCCAGTCCCTGACCTGCTCCTCAACCGTCTGCTTGTTGCCCGGCCGCACGTTGTGAAGGATCACCTGGAGCTCGCGCTCCGTGTACACGGTGTAGTGGCAGTCCATCGTTGCGACCAGCGGGATGCCGAGCTCACCGGCCAGCCGGGCAAGCAGCGGGTTGGCCTGCCTGGTACGCTCGAGCTCTGGGAAGGCTTGCACCTCGATCAGGTAGTTCTGCCCTAGGAGCCTCTGAAATCGCCTTGCAACGCCGCGTGCGCGCTTGTAGGATGCATCCCCGGGGTCTACGTGCTTGCCCCCGACGAGCGCGGTGAAGAGCTCAGAGCTCTGGCACCCGCTCAGCACCGCGAGCCCACGGTGGTACCGGCGCAGCATCCGCCAGTCGACCGTGGGCTCATAGTAGAAGCCGCGGGCGTACGAGTCGCTGATCATCCGCATCAGGTTCCCGTACCCCTCGGCGTCCTTGGCCAGCACCGTCAGGTGGTTCTTCATCTGGGTGCGTCGCTCGTCCGTGTACCCGGTGTAGACCTCGCAACCGAAGATCGGCTTGACGCCCGTGCGGGACGCCGCCTCCTCCAGCTTGACGTGGCTGGCGATGTTGCCGTGCTCGGTCAGCGCGAGCGCGGCCATGTTCAACTCCTCAGCCCGGCGCACGTGAGCGCCCGGCAGTGCGTACCCATCGAGGTAGCTGAACGTCGAGTGATGATGCAGGCTGACGAACCTCATCGGCCTTCCGTTGCCGACTGCCTGCCGTGCGCGTCGCCGCCGCTGCGCGAGCTCACGCTGCACGAGGATCGGGTGCGTGTGTCGGCAGGACTCGAACGCCCTTGCCTTGACAAGCCGATCCTTCTCCTCTCTACCCATCCTGGTAGTCCTCTCCCTCTTCAAGCTTGACTGGCCATAGCCTGCCGGGCGGTGCCTTCTCACACACGAACGTGGTGAACCCACCCGGCAGCGGGATGCCGTACTCGTGTTCCACGAGGGGCACCCCGCAGTGGGGGCAGAGGGTGACTGTCACATCCGTCACCCGGCCGTGCCCTTCAACCCGAGGATGTGGCGGACGCAGAACACCGCGAAGTTGATCGCGTCGATGGCGTCGTCCAGAGCCTCCGGTGGGTTCAGTCCGCCGCGGCCGAGATGTTGCATCCGGGCTGACTTGGAGCGGAGGTGGTGCGCCGCGTCCTCCAGATCGAACTGTGCCCACAGGTCGCCGCGCAGAGCGTTGCGCTCCTCGAACACCGTCAGCGCCATGATCATGGCCATGACCTGCTGCCGGTTGGTCTCCGTCAACTCGACGTCGATGGCGTACAGGATCCCGTCGAGGGTGGCGGTGCTGATGTGCTGGTCGTCAAGCGACACTGACGCCCCTCCCCTCCGAGTACCACTCGTCGACGGGGAACAGCTGCTGCACGTACACGCCGAAGGTCGGGTCGTCCCGCATAGGTCGGAGCAGGTCCTCGTAGCACCGCTGAAGAACTTCGTTCAGCGCTGAGTTGCCCATCGCCCGCTCCTCGCGGATGTAGGTGACGACGGTGACCAGGTCGGCGAACGCGACCAGCTTGCCCTCCATGGTGTTGTTCTTTGCGTCGTGCCACTCATCGAACAGTTGCTCTCCCACCTCTCCGAACTCAGCCGTCAGGTCCTGCATGTTCGTGTAGTCGGCCCAGGCTGTCGCCCGGCGCATGTCGGGGCTGCTGTACTTGTACGACCGAATGACGTCACCGCTGAGCGCCTCACTGACGTCGTGGACCAGAGCCTTGACCACCGCCAGCCTGACGTTCACGAACCGGCTGCCCGCTGTCCCGGTGCGACGGTTCAGGTCGCACCCGATGATGTACGTGTAGAACGCCACCTGCCAGCTGTGCTGCGCGACGTTCTCCGGCTTGATCACCGGGAAGGACGAGTACCGCTGGATGTGGTTCAGCCGACGGATGGTCCCGTTGAGTGCGTCGTTGATGTTCACGAGGCACCCTCGTGGGTCAGCGCCTTGCCGTGGCGGACCAGACCGAAGACGCCCTGAGCGCCGTAGTCAGCCAGGACGATCACCAGCCTCGTCTCCGGCACCACCACGTCGACCGTCTCGGCGATCATCAGGTTGACGTTGTTGGCCTCCTCACCTTCGGCAAGGAACCCGATCGTTGGCTTGCTCAGGGAGTAGGAGAAGCCGAGCTCCCACACCACGCCCTGGTCGGTGAAGTTGCCGCCGGTCGACCTGAGGTTGGCGACGACGACGTCGGCCCACCTCATGCCGCGGATGTTCTGCGCGAGCACCGCACGGCGTGCCTCCGGCCCGGCGTCGGCCGGTGGCCTGTCCTGCCAGATCTCCTTCGACTCGGCGAGCGGGTCGAAGACCTGGTGGCCCCAGTGCTCGAGCATCTGGGTGACCCGCGGGCCGACCGGAGAGAAGAGCGGGGTCGCGTGATAGACCTTCAGTCCCATTTAGGTTCTCCTCAGGATGTCGTGGAGGACTGGCTCAACCCGAACGTTGCCGCCCTCCTTCCTAACCATACGAGCCTGCCACAGCGTGTTGATGACGGCGTTCGCTGTCTCCCGGGGGAGGTTCAGGATCTCCTCCAGGTCCGGCCGACGGAAGGTGCTGTTCGACCGGAGGAACTTCGCGAGCCCCTCGTGCTGTGCCAGGTACTGCTCGATGCTGTCGGCGTGGGCGAGACCGGTGGCTGCGTCGGCGAGGAGTTCCTCGCTCCGCTCCCTGTACCCGAAGCCCTTCAACGAGTACACCTGGTCCATGAAGGCGACCGCGGCGACCACGTGCTCAGGCTTGACCACGATCGACTCGTAGTCAGCTGAGCTCGAGAACAGCCGGGCTGCCAGCGCCACCGAGATGCGGGCGATCTTCACCCGGACGTCGGCGCTCAGGATCAGAGGTGGGTCGTCGACGTACCTGCTGCCGATCGCCTGCGCCTGCTTGTACACCTCCCTCGTTGCGGCTGCCGTGAACTTGACCTGATCCGGCGTGCGCGACCACACCCACAACAGCAGGGTGCGGCAGGCCTCAGCGGTGTAGCGGAGCTCACCCGCACGGTGGGGTCGGTTGATCTCCTTCGGGTCGACCTCCCCGGCCGCAACCGTCATGGCCATGTCGAACCTGGCGATGTCCTCGTTGTTGCCGATGAGCGGACGCACCGCGGCCACGCCGTAGGTGTAGTCCCTCATGCGGCTGTTGCGAGGGTTGGCCAGCCAGATGGCCCGGGTACGAGCGGGCGTCCGGTCCTGCTGGATCTTGTTGATCTCAGCCATGCCCGACGCACGCTGCTGACTCATCTCAGAGATCTGCTCGTGGGTCATCCCTCCTGCTTCGTCAAGGACGACGAGCCGCCCGTCGTTCAGCGGCACCACGCCCCAGGTGATCGCCCACTCACGTGAGCTCGAACCGAACTGCTGCAACCCACCGAGGATGCCCGCCATGCTCGCCCGCTCGCAGTTGTAGATCTCGCCGAGCCCGTAGTGGCGAGTCAGCGCTGCGGCGACTTCGCTCTTGCCGGTCCGGGTGTCCCCGATGATGAGAGCCTCGAGCCAGCCGCGGGTGAGCAGCTGCCCGTCGAGCTCGAACTGAAGGGCTGAGTGCCACACCAGATCCATCATGGCGTGCATCTCAACCCGCTCGTAGATGTGCGTGACGTGCGCCGCGAGCTCGCGCTCGATCTCGCCCAGCTTCTTCAGCGGTCGCTGAGTGGCACGCGGCCGGAACCGGCGCATCAACCTGACCGCTGCATCGTTGAGCTCGAACCTGTCAGCCAGAGCCCCGATCGGGTTGACGTTCCAGGCGAGGAACTCGTTCAGCTGCGAGCGCGGGTCGGGGTAGAGAGCGCCGGTCACCTGGACCGTGGTGTTGGCCGAGGTGTCGTGCTTGCCGACGCTGGTGATCTTGACGGTCTTGTGGGCGTTGCCTCCTTGGTGGGTGTAACCGTTCAGGTGCTCGACGCTCGGCCGGGCGAACAGGATCTCCACGGCTTGGTGCTCGGGCACCTCGATGGTCAACCGGTCACACTTCTGAGCGCCGTACTTCCGACGCATGAGCTCGTGCAGCTGCTGCTTGGTTGCGTTCATCATCTCGAGGACGTCGGGGTCGCCGAGCTCGATGTCGAGCACGTCGTTGCCCTGAGCCCCGAACAGCGGGCACCGGTTGCACTTCTCCCCGGCGTCGCGGGTGCAGGTGTAGGCCACCTCCTTCGGGATGGAGTACCCAGGGTCACGCTTGCCTTGCACCGTCACGCTCAGCCGTAGCGGCTCGCCGAGCCGCCGCGAGTCGAACGAGTCAAGCACGCTCGCGTCTGACGGGTCGAGCTCAGTCGGGCGCAGCCGCTCGTTGTCGTACGGCAGTGCGTCGATCAGCAACCGACGGAACTCATCCGCGGTGTGACCGTCCAGCCAGAAGTCACTCAGGTCCTTCCCGTGGTCGTCGGTGATCGCGAACGGAAGAGTCACTGCCCTGACCTCTGACGCCCACCCCGCGAGCTCGGCCCCGACCTTCTGGTTGGCTGCCTGCCCGGCGGCATCGGCGTCGTGCGCGACGTACACGACCCGGTCCTTGAAGAGAGGGTTCCACGAGGACAGCCAGGTACCGGCGCTGCCGGTCCGGGTGATGGCGGGGAACCCGTGCTGGATCGTCAGCAGCGTGTCCCACTCACCCTCGCAGATGATGATGTACTCGGGTCCCTCGGCGATCGTCGTCAGCGGATACAGAAGCTTGGCCGTGCGGCCGCGCACCTGCCAGATCTTCCGCCGCGTCCGGTCTGGGTTCGGGTCGTAGAAGCGGACGTTGACGAGCTCACCCTCGGCGTCCCTCACCGGGATGACGATCGCCCGCTGGCTGGCATCCCACCCGAGCTCGAACCGGGCCATGGTGTCGCGGGTGATGCCCCGCTCCCCCACGAGGATGCCGTAGAGCGTTTCGTCCTTCAGGAGCATTCGATTCATCCTAGCGATCTGGCGTTCGGTAGGGAGCTCTTCGACACCCTTCCGTTGCACAGGCTTGGCGCCACCGGGCGGATCATTCCACTCAGCCTGGCGCTTGACAAGGTCACGGATCTTTCCTCCCCCACAGCCTGCGCCGCACCACCAGACTCCTCGTTCGAAGTTGATGGTCGCGGAGCGCCGGGTGTCGTGGTGGAGAGGACAGTGCATGTCCTGCTCGCCGTCGTCACGCGGCGCTCCTGCAACGTAAGGGCGAAGGAGTTCCCTCGGGTCAGTCCTCCCCATCATCCGGGAAGGCTGCGTCACGCCACTCGAACATGGCCTCACGCACCTTCCTGATAGCACGCTGGAAGGACTTCGGTTCCACCCTGACCTGGCCCCGGGTGTACTGCTCGCTCAGCTGCTGAGCGAGTCCGGTCTCGGTCGAGAAGATCCAGACGCCGCGGCCGTCGGCCGGGTCGTCAGTCAGCTTGTCAACCTCGAACTCGCGCAGCCCCTCGAGCCACAGCACAGCCGCGAGGCTCAGGTCAGCGGTGCGGAACTCCGTCGCCATGACCTAGAGCTCGTCGTCGTCGTCGGCGGCGTCGTCCTCCTCCAGCCGCGCAACGAGCACCTTCTTGGAGCCGGTGGTCTTAAGCCCCCGCTCCTTGAGCTCGTCCTTCAGGTCGCTGACGTCCCACTCGGAGTAGTCCTCGTCGTTGTCGTCCGAGTCGTCGTCCTCCGAGTCGTTGGCCTCCAGGATCTGGATCATCCGGTCGCGGTCCAGCTTCTTCTTGGACCCGCGGCCGGTCAGCGGGACGTCGAGATCGCGCTCCTTGAGCTCGTCCCTGAGCTCGACGTCGGTCCACTCGGAGTAGTCCTCGTCCTCGTCGTCGTCGCCCGAGTCCTCCTCCTCGTCATCCGGCTCGTCGTCCTCGTCCGGCTCGTCGTCCGGCTCGTCGTCCGCGTCGGCGGCGTCGCCGGTCGGCTTCAGCATGGCACCGATCTTCGGGCTGTACTCACCGTTGTACGTGTCCTCGCGGACGCGGACGTTGATGGTCATGCCGACGAAGTCGTCGGGGTCGTAGCTGCCGGACTCCTTGGCCTTGGTCTTGATGTGGCCGACGGCCTCGAGGAACTGGCGAAGCTTCCAGCGGGTGGCCTCCGACTCCAGGTTGATGTACTCGAAGATCGGCATGGTCTTGGCGTGCTTGCCGGTCCCGGAGAACTCGATCTTCATCCGCCGGTCCATGCCCTCTGGCTTCTCGACGGTGATGGCCTTGATCTTCATCTTGAAGACGCCAGCCGGGTGGCGCTCACCGCCGCCCGAGTCGACGCCCCTGACGTCGTACTTGATCCTTGGCACTTATGCCTCCTTGCGACGGGTCCTACGCCGCCGCGTCGCTGACTTGGGAGCCGCCGCCAACTTGGCTGCGCGTGCGGCTGAGATGGCCTCCTCGATCTTGGCCATCGTGGGGTTCAACAGACGGCCGCGCTCGAAGGCATCGAACTGATCCTTGGCGTAGTAGCCATCTGTCAGGTTGAAGTGGATCACCCTCCTTCCCTTGCCCGTCAGGCGCATCAGGCCGACGGTGTTCATGTACCCGCAGATCTTCGGGCTCATGTTCTTGCCCTGGATCCACGGCATGAAGATGGCTTCCCCGTCTGGGGTGCTGGTCTCGAACGGGTGAGCCGTGATGCCGAAGTTGAAGCCAGTGGCGTCGACGGCAGCCCGGACCCAGGCTCCCAGCCGCTCCATGTTCCGGCCGTACTCCGGCTTGTCCCGACCGTACTTGGCACGGTGGGGCTTCTCGGTGATGACGACATCCCAGATGTCGTCGAGCCCGGTGTCTTGCCAGAGCGAGATGGAGTCGAGCCAGACCCAGTCGAACTGGTTGCCCGCCTCGTGGCGCATGAACTCACGCGCCTCGTCCATCTCAGCCCAGCCACGGATCACCCACTCCTGAACCCGCGGGTCCTGGATGGAGTCCGTGTGGTCCGTGGGCGGGCGGACGATCAGTGTCCTCGGGTTGGTACCGGCCAGCCGGGTCTTGCCGACCCCGGGATCGCCGTAGATGAGGAGGTTGATCTTCTCGCTCGCCGCTACGCTCTGGATGGGCACTAGCGTCTGCCCTCCTGTTGGATCTCGTGGTCGGCGTACGGCTCCCACGAGGTCATGGTTGCCTCCTTGAAGGTGAGCCAGTCGGCCCCCGCCTCATGGAGCTCACACATGTCCCGGAAGCCGCACAACGAACACGTCGCCTTCCCGGGCGTCTTGTACAGCACCTGCTCAGCCTCGTGGTCGAGGAGAGCGCGGCGCAGCAGGAGCATATCCGTCACCTGCTGCCTCGTCCGGCGTAGCACCTGCTGCCGGTCGAACTTGGAGCGGAAGGTCGGCTGCCGGACGAACAGGGGAGCGGGCTGAACCTTGGACACGGTGCCGTCCTTGTTCAGCGCTCGACCCTTCGCGTCCTTGTCGCGGGTGTCCGGCTTGCCCTTCCGGATGAAGTTGAAGAGGATCCCTTCGAGCTCATCGTCCTTGCCTAGCACGCCCTGCTTGCGGAGCCAGGACGGACCAGCCATCCAGTACGAGCTCGCCTGCTCGTCGAGGATCAGGTACTGCGCCCAGATCTGCGCGGCCGTCTTGTGGTCGACGATCCAGATCTTGCCGGTCTCGCGGTTGCGCCACACGCCGTCGAAGGTGCCGACGTACCAGCACAGCGGTGACCCGTCCTCGTTCCGGATGCGGACACGGAACGTCTGCTCAGAGGCGATCACCTCCCACTGTCCGTCGTCGCCCCAGTGGTTGACGTAGGCCTCGAGCAGCAGCCGCCCGAGCTCGCCTGCCTCCTCCCACTGGTCGTCAGCCCGGAACCCGAACACCTCCCGCTCTTGGAGCTCAGCTTCGTAGAGCCGGGCGAAGGTCTCAGCCGGGTGGGGGCCACGCTTGATCCCCGGGACGTAGTACTGCTCCAGCGCCGCGTGGACCAGCGTACCGAAGCGCAGGGCCGGAGCCTCCTCGACTGGCTTCAATCGCTCCACGTACGCCCACATCCACGACCAGGCGCAGCGGGTGTACGTCGTCCGCTCCGACGTTCGGATCATGGGCAGTGTCCTACTTGGCAACGAGCCTCCTATCTCTTCCTATCGAACCGCTGGGGCCGGAGCCACCTCCGACCCCGCGGCCCCTGTCAGCGCACCCCGCGTGGGGACCGGCAGCGTAACCGGCCCGCACCTTACGCGCAACTGCCCCGCTAACGGCTGGCTTCACGGCTGAACGTGGCGGCCACGGCCGCTGCCCGCTGCCGGTCAGCCAGGCTGAGCCCCGGCAGCCCGCTGTACCAGTTCAGAACGAAGGCCACGTAGGCCAGGTCGTCCTGGGACGTGACCACCTGGACCAGCTTGTTGGTGACCGGGGCCGGTGTACCTCCCAGGCACTCGGGCGGTGTGAAGTCAGACATCGAACACCCACCTCAGCACGCGGTTGTACAGACGGTAGAGCATCACACATACTCCTCTGTCAGCGTGCCCATGGCAAGCATGATCGAACGATCGGTGTCGTTGGTGTCCTCGCTCAGGATCTTGGTCAGGTAGTTGATCTGCTTCTTGGTCAGCACCACGGCTCGCTGGCCGCGGGGCAGGTCGAACTCCTCGGTGACATCGAAGAAGCTGCTGTAGACGCCGCCATCATCGGTGCCCCATTCACCGTAGTCGGCACCTTCCAGCGCCTCCCGGATCTGATCGCCGAGCTCGATGCGGGAGGCGAACTTGCCCTCCTGCCTCTCGAGCTCAACCTCGACGCGGTAGATGAACCTCATCATGCCTCCTTGTTGATCGCCTTGAACGCCGCCCGGCGGAGCTCAAGGATGTCGTGGTTCACGCTGCTCTTCTCGGCGTTGGTGCTCGCGACGTACTCGTCGATGGTGTCGCGGGTGCGGAAGTAGTAGATGTCCATCGGCTCGGTGCGGGTCCGGCCGCGGCGGTCGATGCGGAACTCAACCTGGGTGGTGTCGTCGGGGTCCCAGGTCTCGTCAAGGATGAAGACCGTGTCGGCCCGGTCGAGGTCGATGCCAAGCCCTCCAGCGGTCGTGTTGATGAGGATGACCCGTGGCCCCTCGTCCGACTGGAATCGCCTCTGAGCCTCGTTCCTGGCCTTGCCGGTGATCTCCCCGGTGATGGCCAGCCACTCGACTCCCTCGTCGTCCAGGCGGGACCCGAGCGCGTCAAGCACCTGGTTCCACTGGCTGGCGATGACGACCTTCGCGTCGCCGTCCTGCTCGGTCTTGGTGATGCCGCGCTCAGCCAGCATGTCAACGACCCGGTCGAACTTCGGGCTGAGCCCGGTGAACCGGACCACGTCGGCCAGCACCTCAACCTCACCGATGGCGATCTGACGAAGCCGGGTGTACTCAGCCAGCACACCCTCAGCCTCGAGCCGCTGGCCATCAGTCGCCGCCTCGGCGTCCTTCGCGAAGGCTTCGTACTGCTTGCGCTGCTTGCCGGCCAGCCGCACCCACTCGTCGTGGATGACCGGGGCGGCGTTGGTGCGGACCTCGGCGCGAGTGCGCCGGACCATGTGGCGCTGAAGGCTGGTGTAGAACTCGTCCTCGAGCCCGGGCTTGACACGGGCGAGGAAGGTCTTGCCTGACTGAGCGAAGCGGTTCGGCTCGCTGTCCATCCACCGCTCCATCCAACCCCACATGGTGGTGTACTCGGCCGGGTCGAGCCAGTTCAGCACGCCCCACAGGTTCTTCGGGTTGCCACCCATGGGCGTCCCGCTCAGCGCCCAGCGGCGGTGGGAGCGCAGCGAGGAGAAGCCCTTGTGCGCGAGCGTCTTCCGGTTGCTGAGCCCGACCTTCCGGAACTCGTCGATGATGACGGCGTCCCAGGTGATGGTGTTGAGCTCGGGGAAGCGCGGCCGGGCCGGGTGCTGAAGCTTGCCGTCCTCGATGACCTTCTCGGCCTTGGTGTCCCGCCGGTAGCGGACCATGTCAGGGTTGACGATCAGCCAGAAGTCACGGGTGCCGGAGTGGTAGAGGTCGTGCGCCTGCCGCAGCGCAGCCTCGCGCTCGGCCGCGGTCTCGCCGTCGAAGATGATCGCCTCAGGGAGCCAGCGCCTGATCAGCTTGGCCCACGTCTCCTGGTGGGTGCTGATGGTGGCGCTGACCAGCTTCGGCCCGGTAAGCCCCGCCTCGATCACGGCGGCGATGATCTCCTCGGTCTTGCCCAGCCCGGGCTCGTTGCCGTTGAGTGCGTTGCGCTCAGCCAAGAAGGCGACGTCAGCCCGCTGGTGCGGGTCGAGGAACTCAGCGAACTCGGGGCTGACGTTGACGAGCTCGGCGTCGTCGGCGGTGGCCAGCTTGCCGAGGTTGCGCTCCTGCCGGATGGCGTTGCGACCCCATGCCCTGAGCGCCGGTCCGAGCTCCAGCCGGTCACCGAAGACGCGGCGGAGCTCGCGGCCGTGCTCAAGGCTGAGCGGAACGAGCCAGAGCCGCCGCTCTCCGTCAAAGCGACGACCCTGGACCTGCTTGACCGCGGCGACGTTGGCCGGGTCGTACGGGAACCGAACCTCGATCCGGTCCCCGCGCTCGTTGAGCTCTGCCCTGATCATCAGTCGTCCTCGCGAACCCGCATCAGAGCCTTGAGCTCGATCTGGTGCTTGCTCAGCCGCTCCATCGACTGCACCGCGCGGGACTCGAGGTCCAGGTGGTTGACGGGGAAGTAGTTCGCATCGACGTCCTCAGCCACCTTGGCGTAGAAGGAGGCGAGCCTGAGCGCCTCTTTGGCTGCCCGCTCGTAGTCCTCAGCCAGTTCCGCGGCCGACAGGCTCAACTCGTACTTCGAGTAAGCGATCTGCCGGTCGATCTTCGGCAGGTCCTTGCTGGACCAGATCTCGTACTGTGCGTCCTGATAGCTGTTGCTGCGTGCCATGATCGCTCCTATCTCGTACTAGCTGATACGGGGATCCTACTCCCTGCCGGACCGTTTGCCTAGTGCCTGTCGGCGTGGCGCTGGCAGGCCGCCTTGGCCTCGCGAGCGGTGGGGTACCAGTCGAGGTTCTGTCCGGCGTTGTGATCGTCGCGGAGCTCGCCGTTCGGGTCAAAGATCGCGGCCCACTCGCCGCCCTGGAAGCCCTCGTAGTCGCCCTCGGCCCCGGCGCTCTTGATGGGGCTGTAGCCATCGATCACGACGGCGTAACGACCGTCCGGGGTGGCCTGGTGGCCTCGGGCGATGCGGTTGAACTTCATGATCGCTCCTATCTCGTACTAGCTGATACGGGGATCCTACTCCCCACTGACCCAAAGCGCAACCCCCGTTCGACGATTTCTTGCCTCCCGCGTGCGCGCACATGTGCGAAGCAGCCCGTAAGCCAGAACGCCTCGTGCCCGCGTAAGCGTACACGCGAGCACGAGAACCTCCGCCAACTAGCGCCTGAGCCGACCATGCATGCGCACGCGCTCGCGAGGGCTAGTCGTACTTCGTCATACGGTTTCTCCCTCCGTTCGGCTTCTTCGGCGGCGGCTGACGGCCGGGGTCCTGCGGCACGCTGGCCATCAGGTAGGACCAGGTGTGGCCGCACTCACTGCACTTGTAGAAGTCGTACCGGATCGCTTGCGTGCCGCGCTCCTTCCTGGTGTACGGGATGTAGCTCCGGCTGTTGCAACGGCTGCAACGGATCATCCTTGGCCTCCTTGGCGGTACACGAGCTCGCCGTCAGGCCAGCTGAGGACCGCGATCACCTTCTCGCTGTCAGGGTGTAGTGCGTTGTGGCGTGGAAGCCACTCGTAGATCTCCTGGAGGGTGGTGCCGATGGCGGTGAACCCGCTGCCGTCACCGATCACCAGGGTGTAGCCTGCTGGTGGTCTGACTGATGGGCTGCACATGGCTGCTCCCCGGCCTCTGGAGGCGATTGGAGGGGCTGGGGGTAGGGTTGCCTACCCCCGTTGCCTCTCTACGCCTCTAGGCGTCCCCGCGGCACACCGGGCCGATGCCCAGGTGGCGGGAGGTCTCGTCGGTGAGGGTCCGGTTGCAGACGTAGCAGCTGCCGATCTCGCGGCCGTAGCGCGGACCCGCGTCGGGGTCGGCGGCGATGAGCCCGAGGATCTCGTTCTTGGTGGAGCGGTTGCGGATGGGGTGCCGCTCGTCGGAGGCGTAGACGTCGAGGAAGGTGTACCCGGCCCAGCGACCCTCGGTCGGCTTGGTGACCCGGTAGAACTTCAGGACGCCCTCGTGCTCGACGGCGTAGTGCCCGGCGTCGACGGTGGGCTGGGTGCTGAGGATGCGCTGGCTCTTCAGCGGGAGCGTCTTCAGACGCTCGATCCACTGGCTGGCCTGGGCGACGTTGAGGGTGGTCGCCTTGGCCTTCATGCCGGCCAGGTAGCGGACGAGCTCCTCGGCGTCCATCGCGTTGACGGTGTCGAAGAACTTCGGGCTGGCGTGCAGGTCGCGCTCGTCGATCAGCCCGTGGATGAACTGGATCTGCTTCTCGCTGGCGTGCTTCATGACTGGCTCCTAACTGCTACTAGCTTGAACGTAGACGGACTGTAACGGGGGCTGCCCCGAAAAGCAACCCCCGCCGGTCGATCAGTTGACCTTGGTCCCTCTGGTCTCTCGCTTCTCCTTCCGCCGCTTGGCGTTGGACCGCTCGACCTCTCCCATCGCTGCGCACTCGGCCGTGCTCAGCCCCACGAACTTCGCCTCGCCCGCTACCGGCTTGCCGATCCGGATGATGTCGCTGGAGTGGACTGTGCGCAGGCCACCCGAGACGGCGTAGAACTGGAGCAGCTGACGGTCGGGGTTCCACTGCTTGAACTTCCTGACCGTGAACTTCTCCTCCTCTACGACGGGGTCGTGGCCCGGCGAGTTCTGCTCGATCCGGACCACGATGCCCATGCCTTCCAGCTGGGTGGCCAGCTGCTCGTGGCTCAGCCCTTCCGCGAAGGGCGGCTGGAGCCCTTGCCCTTGGCGGTGGCCTTGCGGCCGCGGGGCTCCGCCGTGGTGGTGGTCTCGTCCTTCGGGCGGATCTCGTGGACGGTCTTCATCTCGCCGCCCGCGTCCTGGTACAGCCGCTTGATCTTCGGCTCGCTCAGGCGCTTGCCGTTGACCTTCAGCCGGGCGGCGATGACGCCCCAGCTGACGCCCTGCGAGCGGAGCTCGCTGACCTTGTCGGCGACCTCGTCGTCGCTCTTGACCTTGACCTGGGTGCGGGGGTTGTCCTCGGCGTCCTTGATGAGGAGCAGGAACGCCGCCTTCCCGGCGGTGATGCCGAGGTCGCTGGCGACCGCGCCCAGCTTCTCGCCGTTCTCGGTGCGCTCGACGACCTGCGCGGTGAGCGCCTCGTCGTCGTGGCGCTGCCGCTTCGGGGCGGCGTCGGTGGACTCGCTGGCCTTGCGACCGCGGGCGGTGCGGGTCTTGCTCGTGGTGGACTTGCGTGCCATGGTGGCCTCCTTGGCCTTGTGGATCTGCTTGACACAGGAGTGAATCTTGACCGCTCCTAGCTCGTACTAACGGTGAGACGAACCATGCCTGATGCAAGACGAAGGCGCTACCCCTCCGAGCAGCGCCTCCGCCGAGATTCCCGCTATTTGCTGAGAATACCTAAGATGCCCCTCCGTTGACGTCATCGGCGCTCACGTCGGTCTGGCTGGACGGAAGCGCCTCCGCTGCGTAGTCGAAGTCGTCAGCCACGGGTGCCGGGTCGACCGGCTTGTACAGCTGACCGGCCTGGTACGACCGCCCGCCGAAGAAGCCGATGGTCGCGACGACGGCCGTGGCCACCAGGGCGGTGACGCCGGGCTGGGTGTAGAAGTCGGAGCCGGTGTCGATGATGGCTGAGATGATGGCGCCGATGGCGGCCAGCCATGCCAGCACGACGCCGCCCAGTGCGGTCTGCGTTCCGGTGCCACTCGGCACCGCGGGAAGGACTGTCTTCATTCTGACCTCCTTAGTCGGTCTTGCCCATCTCGTCGGCCGCGCCGTCGGGCACGTCGGCGGATGATCTAGTGACGATGTACCGGCGCAGCTGACGGCCGATCCTGCCCTCCAGGATCTTCTGGCTGGCGATGGCCCGCTCCTTCGACTGCCACGGTCCGTAGTTCCTGCGCCCCAC